AGCCGAGATCGAGAGCATTCAGGACGCGATCAAGGCGCACATGACTGCCATCGACGCTGACACGCTGACGGGCGCGGATTACAAGATCACATGGAAGACCGTGACCAGCAGCCGCTTTGACAGCACGGCGTTCAAGAAGGCAATGCCCGAGCTTGCCGAGCGCTTCACCCGCTCGACCACTTCGCGTAGATTTGTTGTAGCGTAACGGGAGGGCAATTATGGACGAAAGATATATTATCGCCCCCGCCGCGCTCAAGGCGGAACTGATCGGCGCTGAACTGAACGCCGTATCTGCGCATGGGCTTCTTGAACACGTGCTTGAACCGATGATTCACGGTCTAACCTGCGAGGGGATTCTGGAAGAGTACGCAGAGGAGACCGGCGGCGATCTGGACAAGGCCGCCCGGGAATGGATGGAAGAGAACTTTGACGCGCTGGGCGCAGCGCTGTTTGCAGTTGAGCAGTTGGTTTCTCTTACCGCAGACACGCTGCAAATGCTCCCCGTTGTGCAGACGAAGGAGGAAAATTGATATGTTCATTTCCAGAACGACAAGAGAAGAACGCGTGACGATTGAAACAGCGCTTGACAGCGCATTTCTGAAAATCGATCAGGCCGGAAAGCTGCTCTATGATCTGCTGGAAGACTACTTCGGAGACCGGGAACAGAAGAAGCTCACCGACTACGACACTGAGACAATCGGATACCGTCTGTGGATTGTTTCCGACATTCTCTCAGATTCCGTGCTGGAATACCATCTACAAACCGGGCATTATGACGCACAGGGCGTAAAAGGGTACATCGAAAGCGCCGAACGTGCCAAAGCCAACGCAGACGCTGTGCGGGCGCAGAAAGAGAGGCTTCACCATGACCAGAAAGCAGTTTGAGTGTTATGACCTCTATGAGCGCGGCTTTAGCGTCAAAGAGATTGCCGCCATGCTCAAAAAGAACCACGCCACCGTTTCAAACCTTCTCAGAGCAGCAAGGTCACCGAAAAAGCACAGGAAGAACACAAGCACAGCAACCTGCCCTTACAGCGCCAGCTGCTTCACCTGTCCGCTCCCGGATTGTGTAATTCCTGCCTGCCAGATTGTCAACCTTCTGCCGGAGGGCTTTGTGTACAGATTTGATGATTGAAAGGAGACTCAATATGCTTACTATGAAGGAAACCGAAGCCGCTTATGCGCGCTTCCTGAGTGAAACCAACTGCAAGCGCCTGCCGAAGACTGCGGACGCGCTGTTCACGCAGCTTGAAAAGAATCTGCGCACCCTTGACGAAAACAAAACCGACGGCTATTTCCCCGCCATTGCCGCCGCTCTGTTCCGGATGGCGAAGGCCGTCAGCCAAAACCGCAGTCTGCTTGACGAATACGGCGCGTTGATGCGCAGTTTGGCAACGATCTGCGAGAATGGTTCGGAAGAAGATATCAGTCTTTTGCGAATCTTCGCTTCCTCGTGGGCGGATTCCGTTAAAAAACGGCGTTGATTTTCAACTTGTGCGCCAAGAATGTGCGCCAAGAAACTAGAGAAGGAACAAAAGCGGCAACAAAAACAGGTATATTAGGCTGAAACAGAGAAAAATAGTTATTAAATTTGTGCAATGTTGCGAGTTGTAATATTTGCCCCAAGAATATACAATATTCTTACCAACCACGCGAAAACGTTGTGGCTTCTACGCAAAATTGGGCGTTTTACTCTTGAACTGTGCGCCAAAACTACAGCCTGTTTCAGCCTATTTACCGAAATTGTGCGCCAAGTGTGCGCCAAGAAAGGAGAGGGCGGCGTGGTTAGGTTGATAAACGGACAGTTGTGGTATTGCTGCCCGGTCTGCGGCCAGAAGCTTCACAAATTAACCCCTGACGCTATTTGCAGCGGCGTTATAACGTTTTGCAAGAAATGCAAATGGGAAGGGGTGATGAACATTCGAGACAGGAAAGGAGCTTAAACAATGGCGAGTATCAGGAAAATCGAGGGGAAACATGGAACGGCGTACAAAATCACGGTCACGCTCGGCCGTGATTCCATTGATCGACAAATCAGGCACTACAAGACGTGGAAACCGGAAAAGCCTATGTCCGCGAGAGAATTGAACCGGGAGTTACAGCGAGTAGCGACCGAGTTTGAACAAGACCTGATAAACGGGTTCCAAGCAGACAACAGGCAGACATTCGCGGAGTATGCCGCATACTGCTACACTATCAGGGAGCAGCGCGGAGACAAGCCGCAAACGCTAGCCCGCGTCCGCCGGCAAACCGAACGAATCAACGAATACATAGGGCAAATACCAATACAAGAAATTCGTCCAAAGACCTTGAATGATCTTTACAAGAAGCTTTCAGAGCCTGGCGCCTGCCGGTGGCAGGTATTCGCGCTTCCTACCGTTGACTTTAATGCGCTTATTCCTGAGGGTGAGACGCGCAAAGCTTTTGCGGAAAAATGCGGCGTTTATGGGAACTTGATTCGTAGACTATGCGAAAACCAGCCAATCAGCCGCAAAAATGCCGCTATTATTGAGGAAAAATTAGGCCGCAAAGATCTTTTCAAGCTGACAGGTGAGGGGAAAGCACTGTCTCCTGGAACAGTTCGAGATTATCACGCCATTATTTCTACAGTGCTCGGACAGGCATACAAAGAAATGATCATCAAATACAACCCCGCCGAGCGGGTGACGCTGCCAAAGAAAAAGCGCGTTCGGGAAAGTAAGACATTGCAGCCGGAGCAGCTAAAAGCCGTTCTGACCGCGCTGGAAGCCGAACCGCTGCCGTTCCGTGCATTGATAACCCTTTTTATTTCGACGGGCTGCCGCAGGGGTGAAGCCCTCGCCTTGACGTGGGAGAAGGTGGACTTTGACCGGCGTGAAATTTTGATCGACAAAAGCATGATCTATCTTCCTGAAACCGGCATACAAAGTGGAACGACAAAGACCGGAAATAGCCGCAAAGTAGCGATACCAAAAGAAACGGCGGAGCTTTTACGCAGATTGCGGGCAAGGCAAGCAGAAGAGCGGTTGAAGTTGGGCGACCTTTGGAAAAACAGCAACCTTGTTTTTACAAGGTGGGACGGTGCGCCGATGAATCCGGGAACAGTGAATCTCGAACTTGATGAATTTTGCAAGCGCCATGACCTGCCGCACATTAACCCGCATCTTTTCCGCCACTCTGCCGCCTCTATTTTGCTTTCAAATGGCGTGGACGCGCTGACCGTGGCTGGAATGTTGGGACATTCTGACGTGTCGACGACGCTTGACACATACGCGCACGCCATAGACGAAGCAAAGCGCAAGACAGCAGACTGTATAAGCGAAACTATTTTTCATAAAAAGAACGCATAACGCTTGCAAAATATACAATTTTGTGATACAATAAAGAAAACTGAATGAAGTAGCTTTAAGGTGAGAAATTTCCTTTTTGCGTGTGCCTTTGTGCCTATCACTTACGCATGGTAACAGTGCGTGAGCGGTGGGCACTTTTTATTTTTTTGAATTGAAAGGAGTTTACAATGGTACGAATTAGAACTATTCCGAAAGCAGTTGCAGAGATCAAGGCGCAAGACCCCGGAACTTACATCAACGAACGTCTGCTGCGCAGATGGGTCAAAGATGGTACGATCAAGCCCGTAAACGGAAGCTATACGTTTACGCTGATCAACCTTGACGAGCTGGAAAGGTTCCTGTCCGATGAAAATAGCTGATCTTCTGCGCTACGGGCAGGCTAACGCCGTTCCGCTTCGAGATTTGGCGGGAATAACCGGCCTTGACGGTCGAGTCGTCCGCGCTATGATCTCCGCCGAGAGACGAGCGGGCGCGGCCATACTGAGCAACAACCAGACTGGCTATTACCTTCCTGCAAACGAGGAAGAAAAGGCGCGCTTTGTCCGCTCCATGCGGCACAGGGCGAAAGAAATTTTATGCGCGGCGGATGCCGTGGAAAGGAGTTAAATATGCTAATAGGGAGATATGCAGACTTTGCAGAATATTTTGGGGAAGAGCTTGCAGAGACATTTTTTCAGGCGGACATTACAAGGGCGAAAAAGAAATACGAACTCCGGCGATTGAAAGAAAGGCTTTTAGAAATGCCCGCCGAGGATGTCGGGGCGGCGTATAAGCACATTGTTGCACAGGATGTGGGCAAGAAAGAAGACATGAAGACAGAATCTTCATGGAAAGCGAAGAACATAATTTTAAGGATTCAAATTCTGGAAATGGAGATTTAAGCGAATGGCAGAAGACAAGAAAAGATTTTGGTGGTTGAAACTGAAAGAAGGGTATTTCAATTCTGAGGGAATGCGCCGATTGAGAAAACAGGCAGGCGGGGAAGTTTTCACAATCATTTATTTGAAAATGCAGCTTGCAAGCCTGCGCACGGATGGCGTTCTTTCCTATAACGGATATGATGAAACCTTTGCAAAAGAAATTGCGTTCGCTATCAATGAAGATGTGGACAACGTAGCAAACGCAATCGCAATTCTTCGCCGCTATAAGCTCGTTGAAGACATTACAGACACTAGCTTTTTTATGCCAGAAGCCGTATCAAATACGGGAAGCGAAAGCGATTCAGCGGCAAGAATGCGGCGATTGCGAGAACGCAAATCGTCACATTGTGACGGTGAGCACTAAAAACCCCGGTCACTGGTGTAACATTGTGACGGCAAAACGTCACGAAGTTACTAAGAGTAAGAGTAAGAGGAAGAGGAAGAAACAGAGCGAGAGAATAGGAGGGAAAACTTACGTTTTCACACAGTAGGAGGGAGGACGCTAGCGCGTCCACGCCCCCCGCTCTTGAATCGAGGAAAGAGAAATGCTTTTTGATTTTGACAAGTTTTCAAGAATTGCCGCCAGTGTATACCCCGGAGGGGCTTACAGTCTTGAAGAAACGCTAAACGTGTTTCGCTACTTTTTCGAGAAATACGAAGAAGTGCGAGGGGAACCGCACCCGCCAATCAGGGCAAGCCAAATTGTCCGCATTATGCTTGACATGCCTTATGTGGAGCAGCGCGACAGATGCGGTTCAATTGTAGACATTGACCCGGATTGTTACACGATGCTGATTGACAAATATTTTCAGACACCATTCAAAAATTGCAACTATCGGATAAATCATTTCTTTTCCGGACGGATTCGGGAACTAAGATTTTTCGAGGAGCTTTTTTAGGGGGTGAACGAACTGAGCGGGAAAAGATCACAAGCGAAAGGCCGCGCCGGGGAGCTGGAGCTTTGCCGCCTCTTGCAGGAATACGGATACCCCGTGCAGCCTGGCGAGGCCGTGAGCTATGGCAGTACGCCCGATCTAACAGGGCTTGAGGGCGTACATATTGAGTGCAAGCGCGGAGAAAGGCAGGCGCTTTATGAGTGGATTCAGCAGGCGCAGAGAGATAGCGAAAAATTCAAAGATGGTTTACCGGCTGTCTTTTGGAGAAAAAACCGTGCAAAGTGGCTTGTTTGCATGACGCTTGCGGACTGGATAGAGCTTTACCAGCGGAAAAAAGCGGAAGAAATCGGAAAGGAGCGCAGCGAATGACACCCAATGAAGAACGCGCCTTATCTGCGCTCTTGACCTCGAAAACGAAGTTAGAGGCGGCAGAGAAAGCGGGGATCACAGACCGCACCATGAGGCGCTATTTTGAAAACCCCGAATTTTGCCAGCGATACCGGGAAGCATTTGCCGGAGTAGTACAGGACGCAACGCGCAGGGCGCAGCAGCTATTAGAGCCTGCATTATCCACATTGCAAACGGTCATGGAGGATGAGGAAATAAACCCCGCCGCCAGAGTAAACGCCGCGAAAATCGCCCTTGATTATGCCGTGCGCCTGACCGATCAGAACGACCTTGCAGAGCGTTTAACGGCTTTGGAGGAAATGCGGCAATGATAACACGGGACAAGCTGGAACAGCGCATAGCAGCCCTTGAAATGGCAGAGAAGCAGCGCCGGGATAGCATGACCACCACCGCCACCGTGGAGGACTTCATAGCCCCGTGCTATCTCCCTTTGCACGAGGATATAAAAGCAGGGCAGCACCGCTTTTACAATCTTCCGGGCGGGCGCGGGAGCTGCAAAAGCTCTTTCGTATCGTTTGAGATCGTGGACGGCATACAGAGCGACCCCACAGGCCAGAGCAACGCTATTGTGTTCCGCAAGGTAGCGGGGACAATGCGCGACAGCGTTTTTTCTCAAATCGCATGGGCTATTGATATGCTGGGCGTTTCCCACCTCTGGAAAGCGACCGTTTCCCCGATGATGTATGAATACAGGCCGACCGGCGCACAGATCCTTTTTCGAGGGCTGGACGATGCAGGCAAATTGAAATCTATCAAGCCCAGGCGCGGCACTTTCCGCTATTGTTGGTTTGAAGAATTTGCAGAGCTGAACGGTGCAAACTTCGCCCGAAATGTTTTGCAATCGGTCATGCGAGGGCAAGGGACAAATCCGCAAGTGTTCCGCAGCTTCAACCCGCCGATCAGTAAGGCGAATTGGGCGAATCAGTTTGTTGCAGAGCCAGACGCGCAGGGGATCACCTTTCACACCACCTATAAGGACATACCCGCCGAATGGTTAGGCGAGGCTTTCATAGCGGAGGCTGAACGCTTGGAGGCCGTCAATGAGCAGGCATACCGGCATGAATACTTAGGCGAGGCGACCGGCACCGGCGCGGAGGTATTCCCGGCGCTGGAAGTGCGGGAGATCACCGCAGAGGAAGTGGCGAACATGGAATACTTCTTTTCCGGCGTGGACTTTGGCTTTGCGGCAGACCCCGCTTGCTTTATCCGTTGCAGCTATGACCGTAAGCACGAGACAATCTACATTCTGAACGAGATTTACAAGCGCGGCATGAGTAACCGGCAGCTTGCGGAGGAAATCGCCCCACTTGTGGAGGGGGACACCAAAGGCAGCAGCTACCTTTCCCCGGTAAGCGGCTTGTGCTTTCAAGATCACAGCGACATTTATTGCGATGCAGCAGAACCGAAAAGCATAAGCGATTTAAGGGACTGCGGCTTAAAGCAGGCCAGAGCTTGCCACAAAGAGCCGGGATGCGTGGCGTATCGTATCAAGTGGCTGCAACACCGGCGCATTGTGGTTGACCCTGCAAGGACACCAAACGCGGCGCGGGAGCTTGCAAACTACGAATACGAAAAGGACAAGGACGGCAATATGCTTTCCTCTCTCCCTGACAGGGACAACCACAGTATAGACAGCCTCGCTTATGCGTTAGACCGTGAGATTTACCGCAAGCGAGGGCAGAGCGCTTAAAGAAAGGAGAAAGTCATGGGCTATATGCGTATCAAGTGCCACTATTGCGGCGGCACATGGGAAGTGTACGGGCGAAGCGTCACAAATGGGGACTATGCCCGCACTTGCCCGCATTGCTTCAAGGCCATTGAAAGGCAGACATGGGAAAAGCAGATCATTCCGGCGTTTCATGCGCTGGACGATGCAAACCGCGAGCTTGTAAAGGACAGCAGCGGCTACCATACCCCGCTTTTTGAGGTCAGCTATGAGGCCGACAGCGTATTCCGCAACGGCTATGAAAACTGTCCAAATTTGGATTGATAGACGGCGGGAAAGACCGCAGAAAGGAAATTTATGAGTAAGTACAACACCTATGCACAGCAGCTTGACGCTGCTTTCAAGACAGCCCGAGATGAATACGCTGAGGCTTATAGCAGTCTTGAGCAGGCACGGCAGGCAGACACCGACGCGAAGGCGTGGAAGCCTAACGACAACGAAGAAGACAAGCGGCTTCGCATTGCGACGGCAGAACTTGAACTGAACAAGGCTGACGCAGCTTTCAAGATTGCCGAGGCCAGAATCTGGCCGGAGTTTGACGCGAAGTGCAAGGAACTGCGCAAGGAGCTTGAAAAGGACGTTCAGAAAAACAGCCTCGCGAACCCGGACGCGATCGACGCGAACGCATTGGAGCTTCTGAAATCCGGTGCGCTGACCGTGGAAGATTACTATTCGTTTGCGGAGCGGTACGAGAGCAACGCGACCATGCTGCGCGTGATTTCAAAGTATGCGCTGGACGCTTCTGAAAACGCGGATGATACCAAAGACGCGCTTGCGCTGCGTATTCTTTCCGACAACTGCAAAACGGGTATGGGGACAGTTTTGCGGGCTTGGAATGAGCTGGAAGGCGTTGCGTCCTATTGTTCCGGACGCGGCGGAAGCAGCCGTTCAGTGACAACTCCCGAGCATATTATCAGCATGGGAAAATGGTGGGAAGAGCTGACCGGACAGGCTATCGAGAACTTTTAAGGGGGCAGACATGGGAAATATGATCATCGGAGCGGGGCTGTTCCTCGCTGGTGCGTTTTTCGGTATCGTCTTTATGAGCTACGGGGAAATCTGGCAGGAACGGAGAGACAGGCGCAATGACAAACATTGAGTTCAAAGACTATAGTGCAGAATGCAAAGAGGAAATCGAGTTGCGGGTATTGAAAGCACTTACGATGTGCGGCATGGTCATTGAGAGAGCGGCAAAGGGGCTTGCGACGGTAGACACTGGCCTTTTGCGAAACAGCATCACATGGGCACTCGCTGGGAAGAAGCCAACAGTCGAAACCTATAAAGCGAATAAACAGAAAAACGGTGTTATCCAGACAGGCAAATACAGCGGCGCAGCGCCGAACGACGATGAATTATCCGTTTTTGTCGGTACAAACGTCGAGTATGCACCATATGTGGAGCTCGGAACTGCAAAGCAGAAAGCAAAGCCATTTCTAAAACCGGCGGCAATGAACAGCAAAAGTGCGTTGTCCCAGTGCTTCCAAGAACAAGGCTTCCAAGAAAAAACGTAGAAAGCGGTGATTGCATGAAAAAAAGAAGGGCGTATTTTAAAATTGCAAGGAATTACCTTCGCGAGATGGAAAAACGCTTTCAAGAAGCATGGAACATGGGCTTTGATGATGCGGAAGCGGGGCGCGACCAGCGCCCCACCCCGTGCCCGGACGAAATAAAGCCTGGAACAACTGCATATGCGGCAGTTGCCTTTGCGCGGGAACTGTATCACATGGGTTATCGGGCTGGAAAGAAGGCGAATACGGATGAATCTGTTTGAACTCTGTGTAAAAATTGGCGCGGATGTCAGCGAGGTTTCGAGAGGGACGGAGCAGGCGAAGACAGCCATTGACAAGTTTTCCGAAAAAGCAAAGTCCACGGGCGAAAAAATTGTTGGTGCATTCAAGACAATAGGAAAGGGCACCGCCGTTGCGTTTGGGGCAATCGCCGCAGGTGCAGCGGTTATGGAAAAAATAATTGCTTCGACGGAGGAATACCGCGTTGCAATGGGCAAGCTGAACACAGCGTTCAGCACCGCCGGATACAGCGCGGAGAAGGCGAAAGAGTCATATTCGGGACTATATAAGATCATCGGCGATACGGATACTGCGACGGAAGCCGCACAGCTGATGGCAAAACTGAGCGAAAGTGAAGCAGATCTCGCCGAATGGACAAATATTGCCGCAGGCGTAGCCGGTACATTTGGTGATGCTCTTCCGATCAACAGTCTTATGGAAGCCAGCAATGAGACGGCAAAGGTTGGACAGGTCACAGGCGTGCTTGCTGATGCTCTGAACTGGGCGGGCATTTCCGAAGATGGCTTTAATGCCAAGCTTGCCGAGTGCGGCACAGAAAGTATGCGTAACCAGCTTATCATGGAGACACTGGCGGCAACGTATGACAACGCTGCGGCATCCTTCTATGAAAACAATGAGGAAGTTGTCAAAGCCAGAGAAAATCAGGTGAAATTACAGGAAAGCACGGCGGTTCTTGGTGAGAAATTCCAGTCCCTGAAAAATGACTTTCTTGAAAAATTAACACCATCTTTTCAAAAGGTCATGGATGCGGGTTTAAAGTTCATCGACAAGGTGTCCAGCGCGTTCAAGAACAGCAGAATCGTTGAATTGCTCGGAACCGTTCTGGAGACAGCGTTTTCGCTACTCGAGCCGTTAGGAGATCTGATCGTGTATTTTCTTCCGGCGTTGGAACAGTCTTTGAAGCCGGTTGCGGAAATACTTGCGCTTGTCGCTGATACGGCTAACGTCATTGTCGGTTTGCTTACACTGAACGGGGACAAGATCAAAACCGCGCTTGGCTTGAATATGTCGTCCGGTCAACTGTCTAATACGCAGAGGATTAAATACGGCAATGCGCTGAACTCTAATGTCTATGACGCATCGCGCGGCGGCTGGGTCGGCTCGGTTAGTGGATACATCGAAGCCGGAACAGGAAAATTTGTTTCCGGAAACGCGGGAACGACAACGAATAATTATTACAACACATACAATACAAGTATTGATGCGAACCGCGTTACGCAGTTTAATGATGTTGTCCGTATTGCGCAAAACGAGCGTCTTGTGTCGAGAATGGGTGTAAACTGAGATTTCATTTTTGCGGAGGTGACAGGCCACCAGCCGGGAGAAAGTCCCGGTGTCCGTCGGCAGAGCGCGCGGGGCTGCCTACCCTTTGCAGCTTTGCAAAATCCTGCGCGAGGTACTGCGCAGGTACGCCGCTAAAGCACCTGCGGCGTGCTGACCATCTGTTCTTAGCCCTAAATATAGACGAAAGGAGCGGGAAAGGCCTCCCGCTCCTTTTGCTGTTCACCAGCGAAATTCCGCCGATGAACCCTTGAAGAAACACGAACGTTCGTTTGCTGTGTGGCTGTTGTAACGCCGCACACGCCGCCAGAAGCCATATACCCGCTCGGTTTATGCGGGAGAATAAAAAACGCCGCTGTGAGGCTTGTACGGCCTCACAGCGGCATATGCAAAACATCGTATTAAGCAAGACGCTTTTCAAGCGCCGCGATTCGCTCTGACTGCGACCGGATAACAGCTTTTAACAGCTGCATTTCGTCCTCGAGTTCGTCAACCCGTGTTTTCGGCGTCATCGTCTCCAAGATCGTCTTTTGGCCTTCGGCAAGAAGCTTAAGGCTCGGCATGATCGTATTTTCGATAATCACTTGCATATCATGCACAGCCCCGCGCCGCGCCTCGTCTGCAATCGCTTTGACCTGCTGTAAATCTTTTTCGTCTAACATTGCTTCATCCCTCCATGTTTTCATTATACGGCGTTTCCCGCCGTTGTCAATCCGGAAAAGAGGCCGGGGCGATCTGCCCCGGCTTTTGTTATTCGGCTGTGTTGTTTCGCTGAAGCTTTTCGTCTATGGCCTCGCTGATAAAACCGTTTACGCTCTGACCTTTCGGTTTTGCCGCTGCTTCAATTTCGCTTTTCTTTCCACGGGGCAACCGCACAAGCACTTTGTCGTATGCTTTTGCTTCATATTTTGCAGTTGCTGCTTTCTGCGCCTTTGATACGGTCACACTTCCACCTCCTTACATTGTGCATTATACCACATAAATATAACGATATCAATTGTACAAATTGCACCAATGTATAACGATATCTTTATACATAACGTCAATTGAAATATAACGCTATCGTGATATAATAAGGCCATGAGTTGAGGGGACACGGCGAAGGTCGAACACAAACGCGGCAACATAAGAGCGGGAACGGAGAAGCTTGAGAGAAATGCCAAAAGGGCTAGATACTCAGAGCCGCCCGCCGCCGGAGTTCCCAAACAAAAGAAAAGCGTCCTGCACGCCGTAGGAAGCAAACGCAGGACGCAACCACAAAAGGGGTCGCGGTCAGTATACCACGCCCCGCCGAAAATTGAAAGGGGTATTTCCATGAGCAACACAGAAATTCAGAACAAGGTCAACGAGCTTCGCGAGCTGCGCCGCATGGCCGACGAGCTGACAGCCGAGATCGAGAGCATTCAGGACGCGATCAAGGCGCACATGACTGCCATCGACGCTGACACGCTGACGGGCGCGGATTACAAGATCACATGGAAGACCGTGACCAGCAG